CCGTCGGTCAGGTAGACGCCGTGCGGGTTTGCGAAGCAGACGTTCTCCTGCCAGGCGACGATGCTGGCCGGATCCGAGCAGCCGATCTGCGAGGAGAGCATGTCGATGTAGAAGTCCGAGTCCACGCCGGTCGCTGGCGGGATCGAGCCTCGGATGCGCTCGATGGAGCCGTCGTGGAAGCAGAGGATCATCGCGGCCATCGGGAAGATGCCGGTGATCGCGCGCGTCGTCCCGACGAGCGACTTCACGTCCCACTGGGAGAGCGGCCCCACGTTCGGCGCGGTGCCCTGCGTCTCCAGCGGCGAGAAGAAGACGTAGGACTGGTCAACGGGGATCGCCACCCCGTCCACGATCCCGCCCGAGGTCTTCACGCCCGCCACCAGCAGGCGCTCCTTGTACGCGCCCAGAAGGCTCCCGTGCGGGGCCGACGTGTGGCAGTTCGTGACCGCGAGCGTGCCGCCTACGTCGGTGACGACCTTGGGCACCACCGCCCCCAGGGCGTCGGCGAAGTAGACGCGATCTCGCAGGAGGACGCCGTTCTGGAGCGAGCTGGCGAAGATCGCAGCGAGGTTGGTCGCGGCCCCGGTCGCGACGTTCACGTCGTACAGGTTCCCGCCCGCACCTACGAGCAGCCGCGTTCCGGCGCGGAAGGCGGCGTGCTTGCCGCCCCAGGCCGGGCCTGCGAAGGCCGGGGTCGAGAAGTACGACCACGCTGCCCTGCTCTCCAGCTTCGCGCCCCTGCGGTCAGGGATGTAGTCCGCGAGATCCCAGACGAAGCCCATAGGCATGTTCGAGATGTCGTGGTCGCGGGAGAAGCCGCGTACGAGCGGCAGGATGGAGACGGGTGCGGTCAATAGGCCCCGATGTACGACCCCGAGTCGGAGAGAACGCCCACGTCGTTCTCCAGGTTGCGCCTGCGGGCGGCCTGCGGGGTGACGCGCTTGGCGAGGATGCGCTTGATGCGCGCGATCTGCCCCTCGGTGCCGTCCTGCCCTTCGTACTGCTGACGCCATCGCTCGCCCTGCTGCGACCCCTCGTGCTGCACGTACTCGCCGCCCTTCCAGAGCGCGTACATGACGATGGCCGGGTGGAACTCGGGCGCAAGGCCACCGAGCGTCGCCGTCTGCGGATCGTCCGTGTCAGCGACCAGCGAGGTCGGGCGGAAGATCCCGTAGGCGTTGATCGCCTGCGCGGTCGTGGGGATCGGGCTGATCCAGAGCAGCGGCTCCTCGTAGGCGAAGCCCAGCTTGCCCTGGCCCTGCAAGGTGGTGATGTCCTCGCGCGAATACCGCTTGAGGAAGCCCGAAGCGGGCGGTGAATCCGGGCCTGGGGACGTGCCCAGGTTCGGGATCTGGACATCCACGAGCGCGAGGATCTGGTTCGACATGTCGTGGATGGGGGTGTTCGCCGTGAGCTGGAGGTTGATGACGCGCGTGTACGGGCGCGTGCGGACGAGGATGTCCACGATGCCTTCGTTCAGCCAGTTCTGGATGAGCGCGACCTCGTTGTTCCAGACGGCCTCCTCGGCTCCGAGGGTGTACTTCACGCGGTCTGTCATGTCCTTGAACTGCATCTACGCCTCCGCTTCTGCCTCTGCTGCTTTCTGCTCCTCATCCTGACGTGCAAGCTCATCGGCGTGCTCCTGCGCCGCCTCTCGCTCCTCGCCACGGAAGGTCGTGATCGCGTTCCCTGTCTCGGTGTCGATCACATCCACGACCGTTCTCTCTTCCAGCTCGTATCGAGCCACGTCTCCTCCTTCATGTGATCGCGATGGGCACGAGCGAGATGTACCGTCGAAAGACCGAGCAGTTTGCCCCCATGTGGCGGTACTTCGCCACCACGGCATCGCTCGCCAGTCCGTCGAACTCGTACTCCCCGGCAGAGGAGACAATCGGCGGGTTCATCCCCGACGCAACCTGATAGCCGACCGCGAGGCTGTCGTTCGAGGGAGCGACAGTCGCGCCGATGGCAAAGCTCATCAGCGCGCCGTAGTTGTTGCCGCCACCCCCGAAGCCGAGCTGGATGCGGTAGTGCCCTGCGCGTGGGAGCGTGAACGAGGGGCCGACGGTCGCGGTGTCGCCGTAGGTCGCTGACGTGATTGACTCGCTCGTCTCGACGCGGACGAGCTTGGGAGGGCCGCCGACGCAGATCCACTTGTTCGTTGCCTTCGCCGCGACGTACTTGAGATGCCACTGGTAGGTCGGGGCGGTGAGCGAGTCCGTGAAGATGATCTCCTGTCCGTCCGTGGGGGAGCCGGGGATGGCCGTGACGAGAGGAGGAGTGCCTCCTGCTGCCGCCGCCCACTTGATCCCTGCGGCCTGCGTCGAATCGGAGGTCAGGACTTGCCCGTCCGGCCCGACGCCCACGCGCGCCGGGGTCGAGGCCGCGCTCGCGGCGATCACGTCGCCCTTGGTCGTTACGAGCGAGCGCGCGATGTAGGTCGCGGAGAGATCGGGGAGATCGCCTGCCGCGATGGCCGCGAAGACGAGCGCGCCACCAGACCCCTTGAGCCACTGGCCGTTGACGACCGCAGGAACCGCAGGACGGCCGTCGAGGAGCACCAGCTCGGACTCGATGTTGTTCAGATTCGCGGCGTTGACCGGCGTCGTGCCATCTATCCAGGTCGTGCGCGCGTATGCGAACTGCTCGGGGGCCGGAGGCGCAGGGACGCTCATGGCGTCATTCTCCTCGGTCTACCGGACTACGGTCGGGGTGAGAAGCGGCGTCCCGTCCTGGGGCACATCCGGGGTGATGGTCACGCTCACCGACGCGCTCGGCGAGAGGGTGAGCGGCTGGGACACGTCCGGGGTGAGCGTCAACGACTGAGCGGCCGTGGGGACGAGGATGACGCTCGCGGGCGTCGTGGGAATAAGGATGACGACGCCCACGCCTGCCAGCGGCCACGCGGTCAGGATCAACTTCGGGCGACCGAAGCTGAGGATGGCCGAGGTCTGAAGCGTCAGAGGCCGCGCGGTCAGGATGAGCTTCGGCCGACCGAAGCTCAGCCCGATGAAGGGCAGGATGAGGAGCGGCCGGGCGCTGAGGATGAGCTTGGGCCGCCCGAGTGAGGGCGTCGTCGAGAGGCTCTTGGTGAGCTGCCTGGCGCTGAGGATGAGGACAGGCCGGTTGAGGCCGAGCGTGATGATCGGCCCGGAGATGACCGTGAACGTGAGCGTGCGCGCGCTGAGGATCTCGACCGGACGACCGAAGGCCGTGTACCACTGGCCGCAGACCGTGCCGTCGCCGCAGGTGAACTGCCCGCAGACGGGGGTGTGGACGACCCCCATGAGCGCCTAGACCGCTGGGCCTTGCGAGATCGCGAGCACGTTCGTCGCCCAGTGAAGCTGGAAGGTGCCGTTCGAGATGTCCTGGAGCGCCCCGAAGTCGAGGAAGCCCCACAAGTACTGATCGGTCGTGCCCTGCTCGTAGATCACGCCGTAGCGTGTCTGGAAGGTTGCGCCCGGCCCCCAGGAGAGGTCGGCTGCCAGCAGGTTCATCTCGTGCGCCACCCCGTCGTAGGACGTGGACTTGCCGGTCAGCGCCTTCCCTCCGACCGTGTACCCGCCTCCTGCCGCCACTTCCTGCGGGGACACGTCCGAGTAGCGCAGGTGGTTCGAGAGGTCGGGGACGTACGTGCTCTTGAGCAGCGCCACCGACATGTTCTGTGGCACCCAGTAGCGCGAGATGAGGATGCCCCCGGCCTGGGCGTACCACTGGCTGCTCGTCGCCATCTACTTGATCTTCTTCGGCACCGTCATCATCGGCCTCTTTCGGTGCTCCCGCTGTCGCAGGATGTCCAGCTCCTCTTCCACGTTGAAGCCTGCCAGGGGAGGCGGCTGTTGCCCTACGAAGTCGAGCTGCATCTGCCGCTGCTGCTCGGCGCGGATCGGGAAGCGGCAGAACTCGGCCTTGCAGAACTCGGGGAACGCCTCGTCCTGGCGCTCCAGGCAGGCCGCGCAGCGGTAGCCCGCCCACAGCTCGCCCATCGCCTCGGGCGTGAGCGTGATCCGCGACTCTCCCATCACGCGCCCGTCCGGGAGATGGCGCACGCGCGTCGAGGGCTGGATGTCCTGCACGACTCCCCAGTCGTCAGGGTCGGGTGGCGTCCAGATCTTGCTCATGCCGTGATGACGTGCCTGCGCTCGACCTCGATTGCCTGCTCCAGCGCCTCGATGATCTCGGCGCGCTTGAGTCCGAAGACCTGCTCGTAGTAGAGCGCGCTCTGGAGATCGTGCCCGTCCTCGATCAGCTTCACCACCAGCTCGACGGGCGTGCCCTCGAAGTCGTTGTAGCGCGGGTAGGGAGGGCCGATGGGTTCGGAGGCGACGAGGAGGATCTCGCTGGGGACGGAGTTCGCCCACTCGACCAACTGCTGCTCCACGAGCGCCTTCTCCTCGGACGACCAGTTCTGGGCCTGCGCGGCCTCGTCCGTGTCGAAGACGGAGAGGCGGTTGATCGGATCGGTGGGGACGGCTTCCCCCGAGTCCTGTGTGTTGCCGTGGAAGTTGAAGTGACGGAGCGCCTCGTTCATCTCGTTCTCGTAGATGAAGCTGCCGTCGCGGATCGTCTGGAAGTTCACGTACAGCCCCGGGGTCAGGACTTCGACACCGCCGTCACCGAGTGCTCGCTGCCGCTGCGGGCGGATCTGCACTCCGTAGCCGGGGTACTGGGAGATGAAGCGCATGTCGCTCCTTTGGTCGAGGGGCGGGAATGCATGGGTTCCCGCCCCCCAACTCTACGACTAGGCGATGCCGGTGATGACTCCGTGCGTGCGCTCCTGCGCGATCTCCCAGCCCTGCTCGGTGAGGTACTCAGCCGCCATCCTGTCCTCACCGTTCGGCTGTCGATCCGTCAGGAGCTTCGTGTCGGAGTCACGCAGCGGCCTGCGCTCGACGTTCGACATGTCGATGCAGAAGAGGAGGCCGTTGTACCCGTTCGCCCCCGACGGGTAGTTCGCCCACTCCTTCTTCACCACGACAGGGAGCTGATAGCCGAAG